ATTCTCAAGCTGTAACTGATTCAGGAACACCAACTGCTTTAACAATAGCAGACGGTGCTTTAACAGGAACTGCTCAACAAAGAGTTATAGAATTAACAGGAACAATATCAGGAAGCAGAGTTGTAACTTTTCCTCTTCTTACAGAAAATTTTTACATTATTAAAAATAGTACCTCAGGTACACAAACAGTTCAATTAAAAGCAGTATCTGGTTCAGGAGCAACAGTTACTTTTGCAACAGGAGATAAAGGATATAAACTTATTTATCTTGATGGTGTTGCAACAAACACTGGAGTTTATGAGGCGACTGTAGGGGCAACTGGGGATGTAACTCTTACAGGAACACAAACTTTAACAAACAAAACTTTAACTAGTCCTGTAATAGGAACAAAAATTTCAGATACTAATGGAAATGAATTAATTAATCTTACTGCAACAGGTTCAGCAGTAAATGAATTTACAATAGCTAATGCAGCTTCAGGTAGTGGACCAACTCTTTCAGCAACAGGTGAAACTAATGTTGGTATAAATATTAAACCAAAAGGATCGGGAGAAACAATTATAGGTTCAGGTGGAGCAAATGCTACTCTTACATCTAGCGGAGCACACGATTTAATTTTAGATACAAATTCAGGTACTAACTCAGGTACAATTACAATTACAGACGCAGCTAATGGAGATATAACTATAGCTCCTAATGGAACTGGAGTTGCTAAAGCAGTAGATGCAGGAGATGCTACTGGTGCAATTAAAATTGCAGGTTTGGAGACTATGTGGGTTCCAGCTTCAGCAATGTATGGGGCTACAACTAACCCAGCAGACGCACAGCAAGTTGAAACAACAGCAACAAGACCTGATATGAAAGTATTAGATTTTGATGCAGGTACAGATGAATTTGCACAATTTTCAGTAGCTTTTCCTAAATCATGGAATGAAGGAACAGTTACTTATCAAGTATATTGGACTCCGGCTTCTACAAATACAGGTGACTGTATATTTGGTTTACAAGGAGTTTCTTGTGGTGACAATGATACTATTGACGTTGTTTATGGAACAGCAATTAATGTTACAGATGCTGGTATAGGAACAGTAGAAGATCAACAAGTTTCAGCTGTAAGTAGTGCAGTAACAATTGCAGGATCTCCTGCAGTAGATCAACTAACTTACTTTCAATTATTTAGAGATGCAAATGCTGGTGGAGATACATTTAGTGCCGACGCAAGAGTTCTAGGTATCAAAATATTCTTTACTACTGATGCAGCTAACGATGCATAAGAAATTTAGATATGAGAGATATTAAAAATAAACTTACCTCAGGTAAAAACACAAAAAATATACAAGCCAGAAAAGGTAAATCTTTTGGTTATCAAGTCTTAGGATTTGGTGCTGGAGGAAGTGGTCCTGCTCCTTTTATTGCAGCAACAGGTGGAACAATAACTTGTTGTGGAAATTTTAGAATACATACTTTTACAGGTCCAGGAACTTTTTGTATTTCAGCAATAAATACCGAACCAGGTGGTGCTACTATAGAATATTTAGTAGTTGGTGGCGGTGGCGGTGGTGGAATAGGTGGCGGCGGTGGTGGTGCCGGTGGATTTAGACAAAATTTTCCAAGTCCCGGAACTTCAGTTTCAGTTCAAGGGTATCCTATAGCAGTTGGAGGCGGTGGAGCCGGTGGACCATTTCCCTGTGGAAGAGGTGTATGTGGTAGTGCATCTTCAGGTTTTAGTATAGCATCAGCAGGTGGTGGAGGTGGTGGTTCATATGCAAATAATTTAGATGGATTAGCAGGAGCATCTGGTGGCGGTGGATCAGGAAGAGATCTTCCTGCAGCTTTAGGGTGTGGTGGATCAGGAAATAATCCTCCCGTTAGTCCTCCACAAGGAAATAATGGTGGAAATGGTATGGGATTATTACCAAGTAACCGAGGAGGCCCTGGTGGGGGTATTGGTGGCGGTGGCGGAGGCGGTGCTTCAGGCACTGGCGGTGGTGCTACACCTCCAAATACTGGTGGTACAGGCGGAGCTGGAACTGCTAATTCTATTAGTTTTTCATCTGTAGCAAGAGCTGGTGGTGGCGGCGGTGGAGCTGGTGGTTCAGGATGTAAAGGTGCAGGTGGAACTGGTGGTGGTGGCCAAGGTAAAGCAGGTGCTTCAAACCCTGGAGGAAATGGAACAGCTAACACTGGCGGTGGTGGCGGTGGTTCTGGTACAAACTCTAACGGTGGAGCTGGTGGCGGTGGTGTAGTAATAATAAGGTACACATTTCAATAGGAAAATAATATGGCACATTTTGCAAAAATATCAGAAACAAACGAAGTACTGACAGTATTAACTTTAGATAATAAAGATATGTTAAATGCTGAGGGTGTTGAAGATGAAACAGTAGGACAAGCTTATTTAGAAACACATAATAATTGGCCTGCACATTTATGGATTCAAACATCTTACAATACATCTGGTGGCATAAACAATAATGGTGGTATAGCATTAAGAGGAAATTACGCAGGTATAGGTTATGAATGGGACGAAGATAATAATATTTTTTGGCCTAAAAAACCAGGAGATATAAATGGAACTTTTACATCTTGGGTAAAAGATATTGCAACTGCATCTTGGAAATCACCAATTGGTGATGCTCCAGCATTGACAGCTGAACAAGAATCACAAAATACAGCAAATACCCACAGGTGGATTTACATTTGGAATGAAGCTAATGTAACTTGGGACTTAATAGACAGATAAACATAAATTAAAAAGGTGGTGGTGTGCAAAATTTTTTATCGGGAAAGATAGATATTACAGGTTATAAAAAAACTATAGATAATTTAATTAAGAAAAGTAAACCTACAAATTTAAAATATCAAAGTACAAAAGGTAAAAACTCTAAACAGTATTTTATAAAAGATCTTTCTAAAATAGAAAAAATATCTAAAGACATTCAATTTTTTTTAAATAAAAAATTAAACTTAATTAATGCTTGGACTGTTTATGGAGAAGAAGGAAGTTACCATACTATACATAGACATAATGAAAAACACCATCCTCATTTAGCAACAGTTATTTATTTAAAAGTTCCAAAAAAAGAACCTGGAGATTTTACATATATTTTAAATGAAAGTTATGATTTTATTACTCCTAAAGAAGGGGATATTTTTGTTTTTCCAATTCATATGATTCACGGAACTTATCCTCAAGGCAAAGGTTTAAGACAAACATTAAATTTAGATTTTGAAATACTATGAATATTATACCTTTATTTGCTCAACCTTTAGCTGTTACCACAAATAAAAATCATTCATTAGTTCAAAAAAATATAGTTGTAAAATGTAATAAATTAAAAAATAAAATAAAAAAAGGAGGAAGTAACTGGTCTTCCTCTCCTTATAATACTTGTTCTACTTTTGATATTCATACAGATAAATCTTTTGATCCTATTACAAAATGGGTTTATGGAGAAATAACAAATTTTGCTAATGAAATTGGTTTTAAAAATAATAAAATAAATTGTACAAATAGTTGGTTTAATTTTTACACAAAACACGACCATCAAGAAGAACACGATCATGTTGAACAAAGAGATGATCTTATTGCAGTTTATTTTCTTACAGGGTCGAAAGATTCAGGAAATTTAATTTTAAAACCTAAAGTTACAAATTCACTATATACACCTATTCCTGCGCAAGATAATATATTTACTTGGGGAAGTTATATGATTAATACTGAACCTGGTAAATTAATAATGTTTAAAGGTGATATGAAACATCTAGTTACTCAAAATAATTCAAAAAGTTATAGAATTTCTTTGGCCTATAATTTTAGATTTGACAAAATATAAATTATAAACTATTTTAAAAAGTGGTATGCAAAAGAAAGTATTGACAGAACAAAGTTTATTTTATGGTGATATTAATATGCCAATACATTGGGATATTGATCGAAACGATTTAGCTCATCACATTCTACACTCCGATTTAACTAATGAAAAAATACAGTTTTCAAGAACTTGGGATAAGTTAAATACCTATATAGTAGATTTTATTCGTCTTGAACATGGTATTAATTTAGTTAACAAAGAAACGTGGGGAAATATTTATAAACCCAGTGAGACTACAATTCCTTTATTAAATATTGATCCGGTGGATCTACGTAACTCTCCAGATTTTACTATGCTTTATGGCGTTAAGGTTAAAGATTGTTTTGTTAGAATACATTATGATGACAATAGACGTAAGGGAAGAAGTTGGGACATGGAACTTAAAAATAATATGTTTATAATCTTTCCATCAACAAATATGTATTACATAACTAACGATCAAAAGAATAATTTAAATTTTGTGCAAACTATTACCTATGAATATATCTAATTACTACTGGTATTTTAAATCAGCAATACCTCCAAAAATCTGTGATGACATTATAAAATATGGATTAACCCAAGCAGAAACTATGGCAAGAACAGGTAACTATGGAAATAAAGAATTAACTAAAGATCAAGTTAGGGATATGAAAAGAAAAAGAAACTCTGATCTAGTTTGGTTAAATGATACTTGGATTTATAAAGAACTACATCCTTATATTCACGAAGCTAATAAAGCCGCTGGTTGGAATTATGAATGGGATAGAAGTGAATCTTGTCAGTTTACAAAATATAAACTAAATCAATATTATGATTGGCATTGTGATTCTTGGGATCAACCCTATAAAAAAGAAGGTCTAGAAAACGGTAAGATTCGAAAACTATCTATGACTTGTCAGTTAACCGACGGGTCCGAATATGAAGGTGGAGAACTAGAATTTGATTTTAGAAACTATGCTCCACACATGAGAGAAGAAACTAAACATTTGAAACAAGCAAAAGAGATTTTACCTAAAGGATCTATCATTGTGTTTCCATCATTTGTATGGCATAGAGTTAAACCTGTAACGAAAGGAACGAGATATTCATTAGTGATGTGGAACCTAGGATATCCATTTAAATAATATGAATATAGATGAATATTTTAAAACACCTATTTGGTTTGAACAAAAACCAGAGTTTTTAAAATCTTTAACTAAAGCTACTAACAAATATATTAAAGCCGCAAAAACAAGAGAAAAAAAATATATTAAAAAATACGGTGATTTTGGAAGATCCTATCACTCGACACCTCTAACAATTGATAATGATTTTAGAGATTTTAGAGATTATGTTGGTCAAAAATCTTGGGACTATTTAGATCATCAAGGTTATGATATGTCACAATATGTAACTATGTTTAGTGAGTTATGGGTACAAGAGTTTGCTAAAAAAGGAGGTGGACATCATTCAGCTCACGTCCATTGGAACCAACATGTATCTGGATTTTATTTTTTACAAGCAAGTGAAAAAACATCTATGCCAATATTTCATGAACCAAGAACAGGAGCAAGATCGACTAAATTAAAAATGAAAATTAATACAACAGAAATTCTTAACGGTAATGAACTAATTCATTTTAGACCTCAACCCGGAACATTAATTATATTTCCAGGTTATTTAGAACATGAGTTTTCAGTAGATCATGGTATTGAACCTTTTAGATTTATTCATTGGAATATTCAAGCAATACCAAAAGGAATGGCTATAGATGTTTGAAATAAGAAAAATACCTGACAAAACTATAGATGAAATAAATAATCTATTAAATACTATTAATTTAAAAGAAACATTAGCACCAACTATGACGGTAGGTGGTTTTCAAAGTCAAAATATTTATAATATGTTTAGTAAAAAATTATTAAAAAAAATACTACCCATAAATGGTTTTTATAAAAAAATTTACCATATTCATTATATAAAATATAATCAAGACGGATATCAAAAAGAACACAATCACGCACATAAGGAAAAATATTCTTTTATATTGTATTTAAATAATTCTTCTGGTGACACTGTTTTTAAAGAACCTATTAATAAAAGAATAACACCTGAATTAGGTAAATTAATTTTTTTTAAATCTGATGTTTTTCATAGAGGAGAAATAACTAATTCAACTAAAAAAATATTAGTAGGAGGAATAGCTAAAGATGTCGTTTAAAAAAAATAAATACATAGTTATAAAACAAGCAATAGATAAAAATTTAGCTTTATTCTTATACAACTATTTTTATATGAAAAGACAAGTGTTAGATACCTGCCTTAATGAAAGATATATTTCACCGTTTGAAACATTATTAGGTGAGTATGAAAAAGCAGACCAACAAATTCCAAATACTTATTCAAGCTATTCTGATATAGCGATTGAAACTTTAATGCTAAAGTGTCAACCCGATATGGAAAAAGCAACAGGATTAAAACTATATCCTGCTTATACTTATGCAAGAATTTATAAAAAAGGTGATGAACTTAAAAGACATAAAGATAGATTTAGTTGTGAAATATCTACAACAATGAATCTTGGTGGTAACTCTTGGCCAATCTATTTAGAACCATCTGGAAAAGAAGGTATGAAAGGAGTTAAGATAGATTTAAAACCAGGAGATATGTTGGTATATTCCGGTTGTGAATTAGAACATTGGCGAGAAAAATTTAAAGGTAAAGACTGTGTTCAAGTATTTCTTCATTATAACAATTGTAAAACTCCAGGGTCTAAAGATAATATGTTTGACAAACGCTTACATTTAGGTCTTCCATCTTGGTTTAAACGATGATATATCCCTATGATGGAGACAGTAATCCACCATACCTACTG